ATTGAGGCAAGTCCCGCTGCCGAGCTAATAACATCAAGCGGTGTTTCTGCCCTAGCCGCACTAAGAAGTCCGCGAGCAACTTGTACCCCGAGCGGTAAGCCAACAGTTGCGGCTACTACACTAGTGGCAGGGCTACCGAGTAACCCAGAACTTGTGCCGTAACTGGTGAGAGTTCCTGAAGTGACATCATAAGAGCCTTTACCCCGATTGGGGTTTTGACCAAAGACATCTGCAATCTCGGTAGTGGTGAAACCGTCATTGAGGTCCATCGCGGCCTGAAGGCCTTCGGCAGTCTGTGTTATGTTATCTTTAGCATCCTGTACACCAGCCGTTGTCTCCTTATCGGCTTGATCCTTATCCGTAGTTTTCCCGCCGAAGAAAAACTCTACAAGGTTGTCGAGCCAGCCCTCTTCCTCTTCTTCCTTATCGGCTTGTCTCGCGGCATAACTGATGTCAGGGTTTAGGCTAATTGGGCCGGTAGTGGTTTTGACATCAAACATGGACATAGCCTTGTTGATATCCGACTGCTTCATGCCCTTGCCTTGAAGCTGGTCTTCAACCCTGCCTCTATAACCGTAAGAACCTGGATACCCGAGGGCTTTTGCTTGTTCGTCAGTTACCCCAAGAGGGTTAGACAGTTTACTGGGGGTTATCTCTATAGGCTCTCCGAAGTCTGGGGGACCTCCCCACATATCTCCGCTAGCAGTGTTAATATCACTCGTACTACCGCCCGTCGTCATTGCGCCAGGTAAGTCTGACCCATAGCCAGGGTCTAGGTCCCAACCATCCCCCATAGTGAGGTCGTCATCACCTGTACCACCAGCGAGATTGTCATCGCCCTGCTCGCCCCCAAGGCCCTGTCCAACCCCGCCTTCTGTGTCGGTTCCCCCACCAGTGGTTCCCCCGCCAGTGGTTCCCCCGCCAGCGGGTCCGCCTGGGTCAACACCGCCCCAGTCGTCAACATCTCCTATGTCGTCGTAATTTCCACCGCCGTCACCACCGCCGTCACCACCGTCTCCCTCAAAACAACAATGACGGGCCTCGTAAGCATTAAAACCAAGTTCCTCCCACGTTTTAGCGAGAGGATTATCGTTCCACATACGGCGGTTGAACCACTCATCAAACATAAGCAGACCTCACAACTTTAATTTCTTTATTTCCCCTCCTCCAGTAGGTAGGACAATCGTTAAACCTATTTCGGAGATAGCGGACCATCTTACGGGGTAACCTCTTAGGCGCATCAGCACTGGTACAGACATCCATGATCCAAAGTCTGTTACCGGAGTTGAAGTCACGGGGCTGAAGTAGGCGAGTTTTATTCAGAAAAATCTCATGCACTTCATCTGAGAAGAAAGCCCATGTCACAAAGCCGACAGGCTGCTTGGCATATTTGAAGATTTTATATTGGTGGAGATTGATAGGAGGAACGATAGTCCGCTCAATAGCTCTGATGGGCCATCTTCCATAATGGCTACAGGTAGACATCAAGCGAGTGATGTCCGCTAAATCCCGCTTAAAGGCGTGGCTATCTACCCGTGCGTTCTTGCCGCAACCACAGGACACAGTCTGTTGATTCGAGAGATCTTGTTCACTGAGACGAGCGATGGTCAGCATAAAAAATATCCAATTCTCTGGATATTCTCGTCTGACTGACGCCTCGTAGAATAGTCCGCAATGTCAAGGCTAGTATACGGTTTTTCTTACTTTGTATCAACTATTAAGCCGAAGTCAGTGATCACAACTTGGCCTTCTACCCCAGCCGATGTAGTTGCCTGGACGCTAAGGCCCTTAGCTCTAATAGCCAACGGGACTTCAACAGGTCTTACCCCCGTAAAATTAGTATCCCCTGTCCCAGCGTCATAGGTTGCAACCCTATCTTTCGGAGGGGGTGTAATTATACGGGTATCCCGTAAATTATTAGCTTCATCATAAAATTTCAAAGTAAGCGTAGCTTCATAATCTTTCGGTGAGGTCGTAATTCCTTCGTCTTGCCAACACCGTAAGACTAATCTTTTGTAATATTTATAAGTGTCTGGTGTGCCTTGCCAGAGGGTAGGCGTCCTAAAATCGAAGCCTTGGGACTTACCAAACTTACCGAACAAACCAGAGGCAGAGTAAGACTGTGAGACTGCGCTGGTATCCTCTAAATCAGTTCCCGTATATAGCGCATAATAGTTTGCTCCTGTGACAGTGTTTGCCACACCGCTGTTGTACCACTGGGATACCACCTCGCCGCTAGTTGGGTTAGTACGATCATACCGATACTCATCTGCCATAACTTGCATATATGACCCACAAGTTGGCCCTTCAGAGCTAGAAGGAGAAGAAGAAAAACTAACATGGATAGACTGGCCAGCGGGTTTGGGCTGATAGGTCATAGAAATACTAGAGGCTTTCTTATGTGGCTCTGTGGGATCGGGAAAGAACACATGGTAGATTCCCATGTCCGCGTCAAAGAACGCTTGAGGTTCTAAGTAAGCAAAAGGCCAGTTAGCAAAGCCATCGCGTATAGGTGTACCGTTGGCGTGAAGTTTAGTTACATCAACTAGCTCAGTGGCCTGGGAGGAAGCATCGGATGCTGGTAGGTTATTAGCCACCGAACCAAGTTGTAGGCCAGGGCCAAATGAGGCATCAAAGGAGTCGGCAGTTTGCTCATCGTTATATCTACCGACATTCGTGTTTGGGTGACACTCTGCTACTCGTTGCGTAAATAAAGGCGTTATCTGTGCGGATAGAAGTTTACTCTCAAGCGTCAAACCAGACGCTGCACGGCGAAGAGTGTGGATGCCATACTTACTACAAAAGATAAGTTCCTGTCCTACGTTGACGACTGTATTACGTCCAAACAACCCAATGTTTACACGGAAGTCAGTAGCCAAGGTCCACTTATTGATGTCTGTGTCTGTAATATAAACTAAGATCTCGTTCTGCCCAAAGACGACTAGCTTGTCCCCTTCTAGTACGCCAAGGCCGACGATCCGGTCACGGGTTTGAAATTGATTGCGAACATCAATGACAGCCCCATCCGTGGCTAGAGCCGTAGCCCCACCACTGGTATTAGTTCGCCAATCGTCAATCCGCCCTAATGCACTGATGTGAATCTCAGTGTCTCTTCGTGTATTTTGTAAACCACTACCAATTAGATCAGCAACAACCAGTCTGTCTTGGATCACAACAGCAGCACCCCCTTTTGGGAAATTTCCAAGTTCCCCTAAAAGAGTGACCGAGGCATAGTAGGCAGCACTACTGTTTGCTACATGGGAGAAGTAATTTCCGTCCGGTTTTTTTAAACGGAACGTAGCTTTGCTACCGTTCATGGCAAAGTCAGAGACCGTGTAGACCATGTCGGGTTCAAGACCTGTCTCAGCCGTGAAGCCTGTGGCAGTAGCATCCCGATCAAGATAACTACCCACCGTTAGCTTCTGCCCATTAACTATGGTGTTCCCTATGGTAGAAGTTGCACTCTCCGTACATACACCCCCAGCAGAGATTTCTCCGATGACATATGTCATCTCGACATTGTTACGGGCATACCGCCAGCGGTTGACGTTTCCGGTTGATGTATCAGCCGTTCCCCCAACATACATAATTGGGTCCCATCCACGCATAAAGAAAAAGGTATCACGAAGGAAGCGAGCAGAGGCAGGGGGGTGGTAATTGATAGGAACAAGCGTCTTTGAGCCAGTATAATCAGACCAACCGTGGTAGAACCCTGTCGTATCAGACTGCGTCTCTGCCGCAGAATTGGCGGCGGCAGTAACCCAATTCCACTCTATACCACAAGACTTGGAGTTACCTGTCTTGTCCCCGCGAAGGTCCTGAAACTCAACCCACTGAAACTCATACCCAGCGATACGGGAGGAATCCCCTACATAAAAATCTGGGATAGCAGAAGAATTATTAAATCGATTCGTTGTACCTGTATTGAAGTTAGCTTCATTCTCCCCATACCAGATATGACTTCGCTCGAAAGGAATCAGAGCATGAGCGTCAGTCACAACATCATAGGAAGTATTAACAATACTACTGATAGCTCCCCCGCTAGGAGTCTCCTCCAGTTGGACAGTTTGATCAGTTCTATTACAAATATAATAAGTTTTACCGACGATAAGATTGAGATACCGCACCAGCGGTAATTGGGCCTCGGAACTCACCTCTGTACCAAGGGGTAAATAGTAGACCTTCTCCCCATTTTGGAGTCCGTGATTCTGTCCAGCAGCAGCGAGAGTAATTGTGTTATTTGACCCACCACCTGTGTAATTAACTGAGTATGTAATGAAGGTGTAGATATCATCGTAGGTAGACGACATCGTTTCGTGAAAAATACATCTTGAAACACCACCAAAGTAGCCGCGAAGGATGTTGTTCCTTGTGTGGACTACAGTGCAGTGGGAGAAAGCAAACTTACCTTTGGCGTCACCCTCTGCCCATGTACCTATCTCGGAGGGCATTGTTACGTTAGCCCCACTTGGTCTGTAGGTATAAGAAAGTGTATCTTCCGATCCCGCGACAGCACCACTAACACCGGAAGTTGTGGAGTTTGGTGCGCCTGTAAAACCGGGGCCTTTGTTTATCTGCCCTCTAAAATCCACATAAGCGTTACTCAATATGTGTTGGTAACGCTCGCTCATGTTGTCGAAGCTGGTAATCGAATCCAAGCCGAGAAACTTACCGTAAGGAAATAGCTTACGAGGCATTAGGTGTACTCGCTAATTTCTACCGTCAGGTTCCCTTGAACATTCACGATTGATCCAAGCCACGAATTAATAGCGAGTGTGTATTCGTTCTGGGCTAAGGTAATAAGGCCAGCGTTATTGGTGTCCGAGTCATCCTTCATAAAATAACTCTTAATACCAAGGACCACTACTTCATCATCGATGGGTCTATAAGTATCCGCACTCAACTCAGTGTACCTTTTAATACGGGTGCTATAAGGGTGCGACACCACGGCATCTGTCACGGTTACACCAGCCGTATCGGCCAATCGCCAGGAATTAGCCACACTATTTCCCGAACCATCTGTGGTCTGTCGGATCACAAAAGAATAAAGATCACCAGCCGTTGTGGCGGCACCTCCCCCACTCTCAGAACTAAATCCAGCCCCAGCTACTTTGACTGGCGTATATGTGTTGAAGGTCACAGTGGGAGAACCAGTTAAAACCAAAGTCTGACTGTCTGCTGAGATGGAGCCTTGTTGATTGTCATAGGCTGCATCTAACAAATCGAGAAACATTGGGTGACGGTTAACGTCTGTCACCACACGGTTTGCATAATTAAGAAACCGTTGTTGGTTAGCGGTGATAAAATAAGAAGCCTCTGCGTCTCCAAGTTCTTGCATTGCGTTCTGAGCAAGATATAGACCCCCAGAGAAATCTCCTCTATCACTAGACTGACTAAGGTTTAAAGACGTACTCATTGCAACTCTACATTCACCTCAGAAATTTTACCTAGATTGAGGAAGGTATGGTTGCGTAGAGCCTCAGCTTGATCCTGATTAACAACAGCAAAGTGATTATCAAAAACAACGTCTTTACCTCGGATCGGTATCTTCATATGAGGGCCGAGGTTGTAACGGAAGATGTGCCCCGCTGGGTTAGCTTCGAGTAATTCAAGAAGGTCTTTGTGATCTTTACGAGCTTCAAGACGACCATTCAGAATAATAGCTTCATCTGACGGGACGATCTGTCCACTGTGATAATGCATGTGATTGCGTAAAAGGTCGCCAATATCTTTATCTACTTCCAACTTACCTTTATGGAAAACGTAGTCTTTGTTTCTAATCTGCACCATCAGATCGGGGCGCATAGAATAGAAGACTTCTTTAGTTGGTTTTTTTACTGGAGCTTTCCTTTTGGGTGCATCTGTCACTTAAAATCTCCTAGACAACCAGACAAGAACGACCACTAAAGAATACTCCTTAGTGGACGATTTGTCTAGATTTTGTCTGGCCTTAGATGGGCGAGACGCTCCAGTTGAGAATACCAGCGTGGGTTTTCTCTTGGAGGACTTCCAGACCACACTCGGTCAGATACTCGTCCGTGACACCGTCTGTGCCAGCGGCCTGACGATCTTTCAGGAGTTGAGTATCGTCCACGAACCGATACCGGAGGTCTTTGGTGTCGAGAATAATCATGTTGTTCTC